AAGTACTACGTTAGCTCCTGGTGCATACGATGCTGATACGGCAAACGAGCTACTCAATGCATAAGAGGCAGAAACTACAGTATCTGCGGTTAATGCATGTGATGCGCTAATAGACGATGTTACCTGCGGTAATGAGTTGGCTAGGCTAGTAACTGAAAGTTGTGAAGTTGTAGTGCTAGCTACTACTGGAAATACATCAGTTCCAGTTACGGAAGTGACTGCAGGAAGTTGAGATATTTTTACGTTTGCCATTAATTAAACAATTTCTTGGTCTACTATTAAATTATTATCGTTTTCAGTCATTAAAAAATCATCGATTTCCGTAACCATATAATATGTAAGTTGAACCGGTGCAGGGGATCCAGGAACGGCTCCCGTTTCTTCAAACCTAACATACTGATCGAAGCTAGCTTCCCGAGATATATTAGGCGGGAATCGTACGTTTCGAGCCTTTGCAACGCTATCTTGATAGGTCGTTGCCGGCCTGTTTCCGTTAGGGGTAGGAGTCCTTAACCTACTTTTCCGAAATAAATCTAGTAAATTCACATTAATAAATAGCAAAGCTTGCAGGAAGCAATTAAACTACTTCGCAGGCTCCTCCTGCACAAGCTACCTCTCCCATAAGATTGGTACTATCTACAAACTCAACTACTTTTGAAAGATCTACGTTATGTAGGCTCTTCATGAGTTCTTGGTATTGTTCTTGAGTACAGTCTTCAAAAGGTGCTTGCTTATAGGTATGTTCAGAATAAGGAAGTACTGAGAGTCCATTATAAAATTTACGGTTTTCCCACATCCACTTACCTACCTCTTCCCACTCGTTATCTTTAATTGAAACGGTAGCAGATATATTGTGAGTATTACTTCCTGTCCGGTGTCCGGGTTTAATCCAATTCTGATAGAAGAATTTTACTCTTTCAAGTAACTCTAGGGCGGACTCGTGACGTAAAATAGATCCTGCAGGAGCTTTTTGCGGTACTGCAATTACAGCAGTATCGTGGGGACGGAAGTATTCGTCTTCGACTAGCTCTGGATAGTGAATTGATAGATGTGTATAAATTGCTTCGTTCTTACCTACTCGAATACGGCGAATATAGTAATCGTTATGCCATGCATGAATACCGCTTGAAGTACCGAGGGTTAAAGATGAAGTACCTGAAGGCTTAATAGTAGTACATCTTGCAGCAGAGTTAATACCGATTAGCTTGGCTACTCTTTCGTTCTCTTCTTTTGCAATTTGAGCTGCTTGTTTAAGATCAAGTTTCTGTGCTGCACCTGATCCGATACCGGTCATACCTACCCCAATCAGAGCTTCTTTCTCAGTAGTACGCTGCCATACAGGACGGAGGTAGTGGAAGTTAGTATATGAGGCTTGTAACGTACCGATAAATGCTGCTGCTTTAACTCTTTGGTTTAGATCTTCTTGATCATCTACATCAGATACGTTTACTTCACAGAGATTACAGAACTGGTAAGGACGTAATGCGATTTCACAGCATGGATTAGTACCCCAATCTTTATCGTTAGAGAGGTAGATACCTGGTTCCCCTGCACCTGATGCTTTAATCTTATCCCACAATGACATAAAAAACTCTTCGGTTACTTTATTACGGAGGAGTACGGCTGAGTTATTAGCACGGCCCCTTTGAGGATTTAGCTCCCACCATGCACCAGACTTGGCTGCAATCATATTCTCATCGTCGGCACTAAACAAGCTAATCAAAGCAGCTCTACGAATACCTCCGGTCAATACTGCATCGGCAATATGACAGATCATATCGTGTACTTCAATAGAGGTTAACTTGTCGTTATTCTCTTTACTATCGAGAATACCTTGAAGCTTAAGCAAACACTCTTTCAGAGGTTGAGGTCCAGGTGCTTTACCGCCTGAAGTAATTAGTTGAGCTCCTTTTGGTCTGATATCGGAGAAGTCAAATACGGGTGTAGAACCTCCTTCAAAGTAAGCACGTACGAGTACCTTAACGGCATCAGCCCATCCTTCAATACTATCACCAATTAAAAAGCGGCGATTTTTCTTTGGATCAGGTTTTCTGATCTCAGGTAGTTGGTCTACGTGATGTTTTTGTACTGAATAACCTACCCCTGTACCGCCAAGTAATAAGAACATGGTCTCACCAAATGCTCTCCAATCGTCGACAGGAAGGTAGGCACAGTTGTAGATACGGTTAGGGCTTATCTCAATAGGTTTACCTGCAAATTGCATAGAGCGCATTGACGGTAGCGCTTTCTTATCATAGACAAACGTATAGGCATCCTCAATTTCCGCTTTTAACTTAGGAAATTTCTTTAAGTGCATCTCTTTATTTCTATCTACCAATTCATCCCAGGTCTCTCTCCTGTTTAATACCGAATTGAATTTTGCATACTTCATGTAAACCGTGATGTCACTTAGAATGCCCTGCGAAATGTCCATTTTCGTTTAGTTTTTATAGTTTTAAAGATAGGTTTTTCATCCGGAATCTTACGATTTCCGTTAGATATATAACCTATTAGTTAAATTACTGCGATAGGTTCGAATTTAGCCCGCTTTGAAACTTTTGGGCTAGGTAGCCATTAGATGCTTGCGGGGGACGAAAAGTAGGATCGACCTTATCCCTTTCAACTAGGTCGTTAGTGCCGTTACGCTCCATATTAAATACAAACTGATCGTAGGTAGTTTGATTAGCGGGAGGGGCAAGTGGGGTTCTCTTTTCGACGTATAGTTCAGCAATGCTCATATCTAATAACTTTTGTACTAATAAATAGCTTATTTCCCTAATTCAAAAAACCTTTGCTGTAAAAAATTTTTTTCTTCCGTACTGAATCCAGTTACAGGTCTGCCCGGTACTGGAGCGCTCTCTTGAACGAATTCATCCTCACTCATTTCACGTGCTAAGATTTCAATATTACCGTTTTCGGTATTGATTTTTACAGGATAAGTCATACCATCACCTCCATAACGATTTTTCATAATATGTGCCCTACCTGTACCATTAACTTTATCTAACCTCTTCCTTGATAACGACATCGCAAAGTCTGCAATCATGATCTTGTTATAAGAACCAGCTGCTTTATCACCTTCGATAACGTCGTCCTTTGCACCAGCTCTATTTACCTGTGATACAGTCCAAATTGGTATCTTGAGATCACGAGCTAGGGCCTTGGTGGAGATATAAATATCATCTATCTCGTCTTTCCTGTCAATAGACTTTCTCTTTGACTTGAGTAGGTCGACGTAGTCGATGATAATAAGGTCTGGTCTATGTCCGAGGTCGGTTATTTTCTGAACATGGCTCTCAATGGTAGATATAGATGCTTTACCCATTGAGAATTCTTTGATAATAAGCTTACCGGGTAGTTTACTTACTGCTTCATCTACCTCACTTCTATGCTTACCCAAGTCTTGAATCCTGATGCCGGTAAAGATAGAGTCGTATCTCTTACCCATATACGTTTCTGAGAGTTCGAGGGTATAGTGGGCTACGGTACCTCCTCCTGCGACAATGGTTGCACCTAATGCTACAAGCATCCAGCTCTTACCCCCGCCTGGATTACCAAAGACAATACCTAAATCGCCTGAACCTAACCCTCCTTGCAGTAATTCGTTAATATGCTCCCAAGGTGTAGCCTGTGGTCCCCTCTCTTCCATTCGATAACGGGTCTCGGCATCCTTTTCATACTCGTGACCGATGTTTTTATCTTGGCCTGCTTTCAATGCAGTATCGATAAGGTAACGAATATCGTCGTACTGCCCTTTTTCAAGTAGCTCGACAGAGGATAGTAGAGCTTTTTTTAACTGCTGGTTCTTACAAAAGTTGGAAAACTCTTGTTCAACGAAATCTCTATCTTCGTTAGATGCTTTATAGGCTTCTTTTAACTGCTCAATAACTGAAACTCTTAGTACTTCATTTTCTATTTTCTTAACTTCTACTTGAAGTACATCAAGGGTAGGGGTTGTATGGTACTTATAATGATACTTGAGAATCTCTTCTACAATCCATTTGTGAGCTGGATTATCAAAGTAATCCTCTTCAAGAATATCGTAAATGCTCTGTAAGAATTCTCTATGCTTGAGTAAGCTCGAGAGAACTTTTATTTGAAAGCTTACACCATATTGCTGTAGTTGATTTAGAACCATAACCTAATATACGATTTTTATATATAACTAAAAACTTTTTTTCTTATGTAATAATTCATATTACTCGGGGATATGTTAAAAACTTTTGCTGCATCTGCTACAGACTTAAATACTTGGCCAGTCGCTTCATGCCGTACTTTTTTTCTATGAGTACTGTACTTTTCTATTTGTAAAAAAGTTTTATGTTTTTTCCCTTTTTGGTATTCCTGTTCTGTAATGTAAATGAACTCTCCTTTTTTTATTCGATGTACAATAGTTCCTGGAGTTACTCCTAGTACTTTTGCTGCAAGTTTTCCTGATTCAAAAACAACTCTAGATTCTTTATGCATAATAGGAATCTTATGTGCTGCACTTATTTTGTCTTTAACTTTTGCAGGCAATTTCATTCCAGTTTTAGCAAGTCTAATTTTTTCGGTAGTTTCAAAAGATCTTTTCTTTCCTTTCCTATCTTTACTAAATTTTTGCTTCATCTTTTCAGAATGACGCCACCCCTTTAAGGGTTTTCCTTGCATCCTAAGCTTGATTGCGTGACATGCAATTCCATCTCCCTGTTCTTGATGTATCCTGTAGTGTTCCTCTATAGAAACACACTTAAGGTTCTCTATAGAATTATTTTTTCTATTTCCGTCTACGTGATGTATCTCATATTTTCTACCCTGCTCATCTACTGGAATCGGACCATAATACTTTTCCCAGAGTTTTCGGTAATTCATATCTATTAATTTATAATAAATATCAACTAATTTAAAATTACCATACTCAATCTTTCAACTCGAACTTAGTTAATTTTGAAAATATTTCACTTAACCATAAGTGTGGACTCGTCATTGTCTTACCTAACTGGTCTTCGTTGTATAACTTAACGAAACCTTCGGGGTTAAACTCGTTATTGTGATTGGCTACGATATGATTCAATAACTCTTTATCAGCTTCCGGTATATTAGGATTAGCTAGATCCATTAACTTCTCGTTAATTTCAAGCTGACTTCTGAAGTTGTATACATCGGCATACCTCTTGTCTTTTCCTTCAGACTCTTTAATCAAAGTCTTTAGAGTAACTCTTTCTTGAGTAGCAATAGATGGAAATAACTTTACAAGCGTCTTTGCTGCAATACCTTTCACCCCGGGTACGTTATCTCCCTTGTCTCCTACTATGATTTTATGGGTAAGAAAGTTGTGAGGCGGAATCCCATACTCTTTTATAACAGTTGCTGGATTGTAGATAATTTTTTTAATCGGAGAAAAGACGAAAACCCTATCGTTTACAAGCTGTAAATAATCTTGATCGGTAGATAAAATGTATACTTGCTCGGTAAATTGCTTTGTCAGATACCCTATAACGTCGTCGGCTTCTACTTTATCTATGACAACTAAATCAACCGGGAGACACTTGAGATAATCAATCAGACGCACGATCTGAGCCGTTATTGATTCTGATTCTTCTTCTTGGTTATCGAATGCATCCCAGTTTGAAATTTTAGTTATATGCCTGTTAGCTTTATAGTCTGGATACAGATACCTCTTGTTCGTAGATCCTCCTTGACCGTCGAAAACTAAAATAACCCTAGTAGGTTGCAATTGCCGTATAACAGCTCCTATAGACTTTAGAAAACCGCCTAAGCCTCCAATATGTGCTCCGCTTGGATTAATATGGCTAATGGCTGTAAAGCTGCGAAGGAAAGTATTTAGAGAGTCAACAATTAGTACTCTGCTGTTCTTGTGCAACTCTACTGGTTCTTTCTTCTCCATCTGCTCGAACATTGCTCTGTAATCCATCTTTTTTCTGTTTAGCAATTGGATTAGCTAATCTATCGGCTATCCTTTCGCGGATTATTCGAACGTCCTCCTCTGTTGGAGTATAACTATTCATTAATTCTGTAGGTACACTATCCCACGATACTAAATAGCTCCGAACATTGAATCCACGTGCAATACACTCGTTGTAAAGGTCGATGTACCTCTCTTTTAAATAACCTAACTTGTCGTAAAAGAAAGATACATGACCCTTACCGAGTGAAAAGCGAGCAGGTATATTGTTTAGATTACACCTACCCTTAGCTACAACGTTTGGGATACGCTTTAGCTCTCTATGTTCTGCTATCAAATGTTTATCGGTCAGTTCCCGTGGAGGGATACCTACGTTTATCCTGGTCATAACTTTTATTTGAAGATAGTTTATTCCTCAGTAGGATCAAAGACATTTTTATTATCTTCGTCGGTTTCGATAACTACATCGAAATCGGTAGATCCAAGAGTCTTTAACCAATCTTTAGAGTACTGCTTCTTATAGGCATCAATTGCCGGCTTAGTATCGTCAATAAAACCGTGTGCAGTCATAATAACCCTTCCGGTAGAAGTAACATCGTTAACGTGATTCTTATCGCAACTTACTTTAGTACGCTTTGCAAACTCTACATCCTTTCCGTTCTTGGTAGCCTTGATTTTATTAGTTCTAGAATTAGTTACATTGCCGAAAGTGATAATCAAGGAAGCATCGAAGTACATAGTATCTCCGCCCTTATTCTTCATCTTGGGCTGGGCCATAATATTCTCCGGTTTAGCTACCCAGATCTTATTTACAGCAAGCATAGTATTCGTATAAGGTTGACTCTGCTTACGGGATAAAACAATCTTCTGGTTAATAAAGTTGCCAAACTGCTGGGACATTGCACCTGCATTCCATTCGTTGTTGTTCTTATTAGATTCAACAGATAGACGGCAAGGAATAGATCCTACAGAATCCCAAAGGAATAGTAGATCGTAAGGAAGGTTACCTTTCTTCTGTTCATCAAGAAGATCGGCAATGAACGCAGCCACGTCTTCAATAGTATTGAGCCTTTCCCTATCTACATAAATAAAGAATCCTTTATAGTCGGCTACCTCTCCCTCGTCATTAGGTACTTCTTCGAATACAAGCCCCATTTGCTTGGCATGCTCCCAGTTCCATTTCATCTCAGTAATAATGAATACAGGCAAGATACCTAACTTCTGTGCACTAACTGATGCTTCAAGAAGAGCTGTAGTCTTGCCTGTATCAGAATGTCCTCGTAGTAACGTAATATGACCGACTGGAATACCAGGTATAGAGAGGCAGTCTTGAAAAGCCTTGGATAGAGGAATCCACTCTTGGTTTTTCATTTTTATCGAAGTACTCGATAAATTTTTAGATTCAATAAACCTCTCTAAATTAAAAGTACCTCTAATTGCTCCCGCTACGCTTTGGTTTAGTGAATTTTTAACTGATTTTGCCATAAACTATTTTTGCTTACAATTATTAACGAAATAGATCATCAAATTCCTCGTCAATGCTTGGTTTAGCCTTGGGAGTGTTTAGTGAAAGAGAGGCGGGTTTTGCAGCAGGTGCAGCTTCTTGCTTAGGAGCAGCAGCAGGTGTTGCCTCGTCTGTAGTCTCTTCAGGATTCAACCAACCGAGCAAAGACTCTTTCATCTCTTCGTAAGAGTATTTCTTGAAAATAGAAAATACGTCAGGTTGGTTATTCAACCATTTCTCAACCTCTTTAGCATCTTCAGACAATGGTGTAGTTTTTGTACGAACACGTACCTTAGATTGGTTGAAGGAGGTACCATTAGTCTCAGGTCCGGTAGTTTCAATAGTAATATCACGGCCTTGAATAACGTCTGTATAATCTCCTACATCCGGATCGTCAGCAAGACTTAACAGTTCGGCATAAATTTGCTTACCGAATTCCCACAAACGAACACCCTTCTCTTCTTCCCCGCGTATAACTACGGGTGTGAATACTCGCATTTTTGGTTCCAGTTTACGAGACATCATCCAGTTCTCCTTGTCGCCGCTAGAAGCAAGCTGCTTGGCAAACTCAACGATTGGATCTTTCTCTCCGAAATTCTGAAGAGAGATCATTGTACGGTTTCCGATACCGTAGTGAACAAATACTTCCTTAAAAGGATTTGACTTATCCCATACCGCAGGTACAATTCGTACTGAATGCTTTCCTACAGTAGGTTTCCAGAGAATGAGAGAAATATCTCTCTTTTGACCGCCTTGCTTCTGATTTTGCAAGGCATTAAGTTTAGACTTGATTGCGCCTAAATCCATACCCATAACTTATAGTTTTAAAATTAAAAATTACGTTAATAAAAGAATGTAAGTAGTAATTCTCAGATAACCAACTAAAGATTGACTATTCTGTGAATTTTTGTGGAAAGCTTCTTGAGCTCCTCGCCTTGAGATAAGAGAACGGTGTTTCTATAATCGGGCCAATTAATCCGGAAACTTGTATCGAGAACACCCTCGTTCAACGACTTGATCAGTAGATTGAGACTGTTGATAGTATATAGAGTATTGGTCTCTTTCTTTCTATGTAGTAAGATTGTATTTGTAAGTACTTTTGTAGTAGGTCCTTCAATTTCAATATTATAGGTACATAATAGCTCTTCTGAATCGGCTGATTCAAGAACAAAGATCTTCTTATACATTATAGAGTATTCACTCTGAATGGTATCTAGAGTATCTTCTAGCTTGTCCTTGGGTGAGAATGTACAAAACAGCTTATTCTTCAATTGATCTTGCGTTAATTCAATGTATTCCATAATAAATATCTATAATTCTTTCTGAAAGTTGTAGTTATCTCCTTTTTGTGCCTTAACTCTATATCCGTCTTTCTCTAGTACATCTTTAATTTGCTTGAGAAATCCTTTACCGTCTTCTGTTGAGTAGTCAATGAGTATTGAATCGTAAACCACTAAGATCACCCTACTCTTTTTGCCTTTGAACAACTCTCGCAAATCGGTCAGTTTTTTTACATTATTTACAGTCTCGAGACACTGGACGTAGTAGTTGAAAAGCTTTTGAGGTGTGAAGTCTTTACCTTTAATTTTTCTTCCGTTAGGAAGTAAAAGTGTTTTTTGACGCTTAAACTCCTCCCACATAGCTTTTACAAACTCACCAATTTCATTAAATAACTCAATCTTCCTATATTCTTCTTCAATTCCGTTATAAAGCTGTCTAAAGGTTATTTTTTTAGACTCCTGGTATTCTTCTGGAGTTAATTCCTCTTTACCAAAATATTCTCTACCTAAAATAACGTGAATAGACTCATCTGATGGTAGAGATACGTTCAACATTTTAGCAATTAGCCTTAGATGGTATCCGTCAAAGTCAAACTCTACCAAAACATCGTTTTGAGGTATGAAAGCACCCCTAGATCCGTTCTCTTTGTTAAAAGCCAGGAAATTGATTCCGTTAAATGCATTAGTAGGTCGTGATGTTATGTTGTAAAGGTTATAGCTTGTGTATATCCTATTATCTTTCATAGACCTAGCCTTCCATGTAGGTTCGAAAAACTTATCAAAAACCCTTTCACTTAACGTCAGACCCTGTTCCTCTACCCATTTGTAGGCCTTTATGTAATTGTTTTGCCAGTCTAGGTTACCCTCTTCTCCGACATAGTCTTTCACGGCCTCAAACATACACTCGCACCTCTCGTAATGCTTTGAAATCGGAACTAGAGTATTTACTTCTTCCGAGTATTTGAACTTATTATGGAAGTCTAAATGAACGAGTGTGTAGCATTGGAGATCTTTGATCTCTCCGTTTTTATCCAGAATGTTAAAGTATAGGTCGACGGCTTGCGGAAGATAGAGATAATAGGAATGCCACTTTTTATCAAATAGGTATACTTTCGGAATATCAAATAAAAAGTTCTGAATATCGTCAAGGCTTAGTGAGAAGCCTTCGGAATGATTAATTGGAAAAATATACCCCTTCTCGAAATCGTTGTAGTAGAGTACACATGGACCGGTAAGGAGAGGGTGGGTTTCTTCGGAAAGAGAAACTAGGTCAATAAAGCATTTATCTGTTTTAGGTAACCTTGCAAGCTGCTCTTTTGTCTCTACAACGTAATACATAACATTTATTTATAACCTTTATTTAAAATAAGACATTCTACAGGTTCAACCAACTCTAAGGAGTAATCCTTGCAAACTTAATATAATCTCCTCCGATGAATTCAAGCAGTCCTGTAAAAACTTTACTTTTACTTTCCGTAACACGTTTATTGGTAGTTGCAACTCCTCCCTTGATTTGATATTGAGATACTCTAGTATCGTTTAGTGGGCCTGTTAATTGCCATAGCATATCTATACTCTCGTAACCTAGAATATTTTCCACTTCGATATCTCCGTTCTGGATCTTAGTCCAATCAATTTTCGAAATCTCAAATACATAACCCGGTCCGCTAACAGTCTTTGCAAAATATCTAGTAAAATACCCTCTAGCATAATCTTCTTCAGTAGGGGCAGGGAAGTAAGGGGTTAATTCTGTTAGTCTCAATCTTCCTCCTTGACTATTTTGTACTCTTGAAGATGCATAAGGTTCTACGATACTAGGTACTTGACCAGGTAATAAAGCGCGTCCTGAAGTAAGTAGAGATGCATCTGTTGATTCTCTTACTTCTACAGGTGTAAGCGGAATATTTGTACCTAGTACAGGATTAACTCCAGTAAACGAACTACCGTCGTAGATTGTATAGTATCTTCCGGTATAAGGTTTTTTATCGGGCAATAAAAATTCGTTACCCGAAGTGTACTTATTCTCGTCTATAGCTGCTGATGGATAATACCTTAATGCCATACTTATATGAATATATTAACAGTATTATAATAAAGACGTAAAGTCGGTATTGCTGCAACTGTGGTCTCTACCCACCTCTTCGATGTCCATAAATCATATTCTTGATTTGCTGTATTTACTATTGCCTGTACAAAAGAGGAAGGGGGCCTTAAGATAACGAAAAAATTAGGGGCAGCATTAGTACCGATAGATAATAATCCGCTTGATAAAGGTATGTTTGTTTTGAATACAGTATCTGCAACGTTTCCTCCTATAGCAGCTGCAGTATTATTATTTACACTTACTACTATATCGCCGTGAGAATCTCCTGACCAGGGATTAGTACTAAAAGTTAAGGTGTTTGAAACTCCTTGACGATTTCTTCTATTCTTTACTACTATATCTCCTACCTTTACTTGTGTTTTTGCAGGATCTAAGATCTCAAAACCTCTACTACTATCCCTTAATGATTGAGCATACCCGGCATGACTTGCATTGGAAGGGAATGATACTCCGGCCTGTCGCATTACGTAACTAATAAATGCAGCACTCCACGGAGTACTAGTCACAGTAGTAGACACACTCGTACCAGCAGGCGGTGCGAATTCGCTTTGATTCCTACTAGGGGAAAATGCTCGAGTTCTTAATAGAGAATCTTCTCGTAGCTTTATCATCTGCCCCTTAATCCTAGTTAACCACTGATTATTTTCTACAGTATGTGATAATCCAGTTACAATAAAGCCTACTTTTGTATATCCGTCTTCGGCTTTCAACGATAGCGGTAATCTACTTTCAGGAATTGTAAACGCATTAGTCATTATTATACCGCTTATACCGTCAATAGTTATTTCTAAGTCGGCTGGAATAAAAGGAGCAGCCGTAGTTCTATTACTAGTTGATTTGACTTTCGACATCCTCTCTATGTAATAATTCTTTGCCATATCAATCCTCTCTTCAGTCAATTGAAGGTTTGAGTATATACTTGCTACGTGAGTGTTGAATGTATCTGCTGCTTTCTGATCATTAGAGGTTTCATTAACATTACCTACGTTTCCGGCTGTATTGCTATTAGTACCTTTGTTCTTGTTTGGAGGATCTCCTATAACGGGTTTATACCTGTCCTCGTAGTTTTTATTGAGATAGCTTAGAGAAGAGTGGTCCTTAGAGTTAACGGAGCCAGTAGCTGCTTGTGCAGATATGGCAATCATACTAGCTAACTTAGTTGATAATGTTGTTTTAAACTGGAATTCTCTAGCTATACTAAAAGTTCCGTTTGGTTGATCTAGTCCGAGACTTGGAGCTTCAAATACTGGCAATTGCCCAGATAGGATAGGGTCTTTTGATTGATTGAGAGTATCTAAGTATTTAGGTCTATCTATAAGAGACTTTTCCTCGCCTAGATTAGGTACCCATTGATCATCGATGATTTGTACTGTATTTGCATCATCTCTATAAGCTACTCTTAGTGAGTTTATATTACCAAGAGATTTATTTATGTCTGTAGTTATCCTCTCTAAAAACGGCTGTAGATTTACAGCATGTTCTTTATCTGCGCCGGCATACTCTTTAATCAAACCTAACAGGTAGTCGATATTCAAAAGAATATTCATAACCTTTCCTTGGTAGGCATTAGTAATTGACTTATAGAATAAATTAAAACCGTTTAATGCAGCAGTAATTCTGTTTTGATTCTCTGGATTAAAAAAGTTATCAGTTTTTATTCCTTCAGCAAAAAGTTCTTTATACTCAGTATTAGTAGAGTTAAAAGGAATCAAACAGGTGTAAGGATCTATAGACATCTGTTGAGGAGAGCTCAAACAGAAATTAGTTTCAGGATTAAAGTCTAGGTAAACGTAAGGACGCTTTTCAGTTCCAGCCGATTCTTGCACTGAGTCAGTCCTCTGCTTAGAATCATAGATTAAACACATGTTATTTAAGAACGCAAGTAGATATCCAAAGGATATGTACACGGGTACGCGAACGGTATCTAATGTTCCATCGGGACGAGCTTTAGGGAATCTGACAACATATGCCTTGCATAAGCTAATAAAATCAACGACAGGTACAGTTGCAGCTATTGTAGATTGTGCTGAAGTTGTGTTATTTATTTTATCATCAGGATATGCAATAAAATCGCTATTAAAGCCTCTCAATGCATACTGTGTTATATCGAACTGATTACTCTGTATTTCAGGACTTTGGGTAGAAACTAAGACTTTCTCAAAAATACCACCTCGGTAGAAGTCTAAAGTCGTTTTTCTGATATCGACCTGGACTACTGGATCGTTTAGTGATTTATTAGACGCAGCAAACTGGCTCTCTGCTTGAACAATAGCCAGCATAGCATGTAATGCGGATTGAAATCCTTCTGCAGAATCGATTTGTTGAGTGTCAGGTTGATTTAATTGACCGTTATTATCACCCGTATTTGCCTGTTGTGCTTTTTGAGTTATAGCCGGTTGGGGTGCTTGTGCTTCGGCTGAAGA